TGTTGGATAAATAAACCAGCCATTTGATCCTCGACCTTTAGGGCCAAAACCTGACCAAATTGGAAATTGCTTATATTTATTTGATCCGAATTCGTTACCGCCCCAGAGCTGTTGAGTTGTGCCGCCGCCAGAAAACTTTTGCCCGGCAAAGCCAAAAGACAGCTCACCGATCTTTGATGATTTAGACACCTTTGATCCGCGCGCTATCTTTTCAGCTGCTCGGCCTCGACCGGTAGCTGTGCCGATAATTTTGTCCTGAGCAAATTCTGCCAAAGCTCCAGAAGCCGCTTTTGCTTGGACTGTAGCCTCGGCGTCCATTGCTTTAAACGCACCTAAGACGCGACGCAGATCAGCCTTGTCATAGGCAATCTCAACGCTGTCGCTCATTTTGCTTCTCCAATATCTCAAGCGCTGTGTATATCTGCTCCGCCGTATGCCACTCGCTCATTGCTATACCAGTCGCCAGTGCCAGCTCGACCAGTATGCGATTTACGCTTCCGGCGGCGTAGCTTTTGGGAGAACCTCACCGACAGTCACGTCTGCAACAGTTTCACACCAAATGTCAAAGCCCTTGATTGGCTTGCCACCAGCTTCGCGCTTCATTGCATTCCACGCAAGAAATAGCAGATCGGCAATTCCAATCTTGTTTTGTGCTTGTGAAATGGTCAGACCTGTTTTGTTTTCCCACTTCGCCCACTCTGGCGGTTGTGCGGTATATGTACCGAACTCGCCTGATGTGTATTCGATTGTTATTGGCAGTTTCATTGTGTGCTCCCGTTTTTCTTTCGATTAGCTGATTGTTAGAACTGGCGTTGAGGCGCAAAGCATTGCCCAAGAGTCAGTTTGTGCGTCTGGTGCAGCGCCGCCAGCTGTAGGTGCTACTGGAAACACTGTACCGGCAAAGCTTGCACCTGTTGCAGTGACTAGCGTGAAGGCTAGGGCTGTGTTTGGCGCAGATGTGAAGGCTGTCCACATTGCTTCAAATAGTGATGAAGTTGCGCCCCAATCGGCAAGCAATTCCATGTTAAGAGTCCACTGATCGTCAATGTGCTTGTAAGCCTTGCCGTCAAGTGTTTGATAGGTAGTAATAACGGGCGCATTGACTAGCGTGACCGCTGTTGTTTGTGCGTCATAATTCACTGTTGCGAGCGTAAAGGTTATATCGCGACCAGTGACGATTGTTGTTGGCATTTGCTTGTCTCCTTAGATTGTTTGCTGTGTGTAGTAAGTGCTGACCGCAAGATCCGCCACTAGTAGGTTTGAAGCTCCTACAGATTGCACTGTCGGACGTTGTACGTCTCCGACTGTGTAGCCTGCAGGCATTGCGCCCATAATCGCAATAATGAGCTGCTCAAGGTTATCGAGCGCGCCAGCTGTGTTGTTGTAAGCAACAGCGGCAGTCACGACAAAGTTAATTTTGACTCTGACTTGGCTTTTGCCAATAGTCGTTGTTTCAAGATAAGGCGCGTCCGGGACAATCACGCAAGCTGGTGGAATGACGGCTTCTGGCGGTGATGAATAGACGGAAGCTGCTACGCCAGCCAAAGCTGTTGCAAGTGTGCCGCGGACGTTTGTGGCAATTGTTGTTGGCGTAGGCATTTACATGGCCATTGTTGAAACGTCGATGTAATTGCCTAGCAGGCCGATAACGCGATTTTGTAAGCTGCGACCCATGCGAAATGGGCTAGGCGTAAAGTCCACGCCCTCGATCTGACCGCCGGGCGCGACCACACTCTGGAATATCTCCACACTGACGATCGTGACCGCTTGTTCAACCGCGTCAGTGCTCGCATAAAGTGTGGCCGCGTTTGCCCCGGATAGGTAGGCCACGCCCGCAGGGATTACCGGGCGAAAAGTTATGTCTGCATTTGTAACCGCGCATGTAAAATAGAAATAAGGCGCTGGATAGGCAAAAGGCAAATAAGGAAATGGATCATAATAATTTGATGTGACTGTCTTTGTACCGTTAAAGGTTGACGGTACGCAGCCGCTAATTACGACACTTTGATCAGCCACAAATGAATTTGGCTTTTGTGTTATGTAATAGGCGACGTTATTTTGTAAATAAACAGCTGCAATGGCATTTTGATTTGCTGTAAGCAAAGGTAAAATAACTTGCTCAGCTGAGTCAATAATGCCGTCAAGATAAGCGTCAGAATATAAAGCGACAGAGACGCCTAACACTGTGCGCAGCTCTGAGGCTGTAATAATGCTAGGCATCTCTGTCCTTTCGTGTTCGACTGGCCTAGATACGGGAGCGCACCTAGGCCATGCTTATTTTTTAGGTTAGGTTAAAGCGACGTAGGCCACCGGCAAAGACGGCTTGAGCTGCAATGTAACCGTAGAGCATGATTTCAATTTCGCCTGTTGTTGGAACATTTGTAGCCAATTGAAGCGCAGGAGACTCAAAAATCTCAATTGAGCGAGGCTCGATGATGAATGCTGACTCGTCGATTGAAGTTGCAACCATGTTTGGATCTACATAGTAGTCAAGTCCAAGTACGTTTCCGCGAATGCTTGTTGGCATTGCAGATCCAGCGTTATTCATAGGATTTCCAGCGTTGTAGATTGGACGCCCGGTTGTATCTGTTGCACCAAGTAAAGTGCTCCAAATAGAAGTGCCTGAAACAAATGATTTTGCTGTGCGCTTTGTTGCTGTGTATGCAGCTGGCGCTTCTGTTGAAACAAATGAGATCAAGCCAGCTGAGTCTGCCGCTGTTGCTGTTGCCTGTGTGCCGCCAGCTGTAATTTGTGCAATTACATATTGGTCAGTTGCTTGAGCGTAGCCGTCGCGTAAATTCTGGAGCATGATTTCATAAAAGCTCGGATCTGATCGGTCGAGGAGCTCGACTGAATAGCGTTGGAAGCCGGCCTTTTTGATAACTGTCGCATTCACATAGCTAGAAGTGATCGCGGTTGTACCAGTTGGATCTCCGCCCTCTGCCACTGTTGCAGCTGTTGAGTTAGCAGTAATTTTTGGAATAGACACTGTCATTCCGTATGTGCTTAATGGACGTGTACCACCGCAAGCGTCAATTACTGGACGATCAGCGTTTGTGTTTTGTGCAACGTCGCGGACGTAAGATACCGGCGAAAACGCTGGATTTGTTGAAAATGAGTCATCTGCTGCCTTGATGTACTGGCGAGAGTCCTCATTGCCTAGTGTTGCCTTGATTGAATGCTCAAGGTATGAACCACCGCTAACGATTGGCGAGCGTGGTGATGAGAAGTAGAGCGGACGAGAAGCCTCGACCTTTTCGACTTTGGAAGCCTCAACCGTTTCGGCTGGGACTTCTGGAACGGCTGTAGGTGTTTCCACTTGCTTGTCTCCTTCGGTTGGTTGTTCATCTGCTTCCAATTCGGACTCAGAATTGTTGTTCTCACTAGCTGCAATTTCAACCTTCGCTGACGCAATGGCCGGATCTGTAACCAATGAAACTTCTTTGAGCGCACTTGCGCTGACTACTAAAACGCCGTCAACGTTTTTATATTTTTGTGCAATAACTCCAACGCTAAATCCGTCGCGTAATCCCGTAGAAGCTTCCACGAGAGCGTCAGAACCAGCGGTCGTATTTCCGATAGAAAACGTCGCATAAATTCCTTCGTCGTCCTCTTTGTAACTTTTAAGAAATCCAATTGGACTTTCGCGGCGGTGTTCAAGCAAAAGTTTTGTTGTTTCGCCCAAAGTTATTGAGCCTTTTTGAAACATGGTTGATCCAGAGCTAGTCACGCCTTCCTCATTCCAGGTGACAATGCGGCCAGACAATTCTCGCTTTGGAAAATCCGCAGCTTCGACTTTGATTGAGAAGTCGACCTTGATTGGTTTTTGTATGCTGTATGTCATCTGATCATTTCTTCCTCTAGTCGGATTTCATCTGAAGTTAAAGCGCCAATATCATAAAGAATTTTGTAAACGTCTGCGCGTTCTTTTGCAGATCCGCGCAAGTAATCGTCTAAATCAAATTTAACTTCTTGACTTGCTGGCACAAAGTCATTTGGCATGCCAGTCATTGACAATCGTTCCTCGATCGCCGTCATAATCGGACGCAGCGAGAAATCAAGCAAAGATTGACGCGCCAAAGTAGCGTTGCTGTAAGTCATGCTCGATCCTGACTCAGCGTCAACGTAATAAGCCGGAATGCCTGTGACCCTGGCTAATTCTGTCGAAACGTAGGAACGGGCTTGATTGAGTTGTAACTTTT